ATCCTAGGAACTTCTTTGACATCATATCCTTTTTGGATAAATGCAGAGATGGGTAAACGGTAAAAGATTGCACCGTTTTCCATAATGGCATGGAATAAAATCGGACGACCAGTGATACTAGCCAACGCGAAAACGATGCAGTCCTCAACTTCTCCATAATGTTCTTTAAGATCATAGAGATACTCTCTCCGAATCTGCGCATAAGTCGCAGGAATATTCGCGTTTAGATACGCCATTCAACATAAAATCCTTTTAGTATAAAATTAATAAAACAATTACTACTGCTACTGCAATAGAAATTTTTTTATGAGCTACAACTTTTGCCCATAGTTTTTTAACTGTTTCCATGTTTCCTCCTAATGTATTTCACCCCAGTTTTTGCCATGCTCGTAGTCTACCTTGTTAGGTACTTCTAGCTCAACTGCAGATTCCATTATTTCAACTATTCGTTCAGCTTCTTTATCAGATTCTACAGAAATATCCAGCTCATCGTGAACTTGTATGTGGGCTATAATACCTTCTTTATATAAATTTAACATTGATTTTTTAGTCATATCAGCGGCAGAACCCTGTATTAATTTATTTAATGATTTATAAGTCATAGCTCTTTTAATCCCTGGTCCGTGTTCCGCGAGTGCTTCTTCGTGCGGCAAGGCTTTATGCATCCCGAATGAATTAGGTTCCCATAAATGAAATCTGCACAATCGTCCAAGTAGCGTTCGTATTTGTCCACGATCCTGGGCACGATTTGATGCTACATTCATAAGTTGTTTCACGAAAGGAACTTTAGCATGATATTGATCAAAAAGTTCTTTAGCTTTATCTTCGGACACCCCAAGTTCAGCTTGTAATTTTGCTTTTCCCATTCCATAGAATAAACCAAGGTTAATGGTCTTGGCCTGAGATCTCGGGATCTTTGCCATATCTGCAACGATTTGATGGAAATCTGTGCTTGAGTCATTTTCATAGGACTGAACAACTTCGTAAACAGATGGAAATTTATAAAGAGAAGCATAGTGCACAACAAGTCTGGGCTCCTGTTGTGAATAGTCAAAGCATCCCCACTCACATCCTTCTTCAGGGATAAAGATGCCACGAATGAGGGGTCCGAGGTCCTTGTTCCGTGCTGGAATTTGCTGGAGATTTGGATTCTGGTAACTAAATCGTCCGGTAACGGTTCCTCCCTTATCGGATCGAGTCTGATTGATTTCAGCGTGAATGCGTCCTTTATGTTCATACTTTAAAATAGAATCGATGAATGTTGAATGAGCTTTGTTAACCTCTCGGGCTTTGGCAATGCATTTAATAACAGGATGGCTATGCTCCGCCAGGAAATTTTTAGTAAAGCTCGGTAAACCTGTGGCCGTTTGATCATAAGAAATATTCAATTTATCAAATACTTTTGCGACTGAACGAGAAGCCATAATCTGAACGTTGATTCCTGTTTCTTGTTTAACTTTTAATAAGAGTGTTTCTTCCTTTGTGACTAATTCTTTTTTTAATTGATGGGCTCGTTCACAATTAACTCGTACCCCTTTGAATCTCATCTCTACCAGGCAGGGAAATAAATCAGTTTCTAAATCAAAGATACTTTCTAGATCCTGATTTATTATTTCTTTCTTCATTTCTTGCCACAGGTCCAATGTTAAAATGGCATCCTTTTCCGCATACTGTCCAACATGAATCGCGGGAAGTTTCCATAGCTCAGCTTTAGGATCAATGCCCCATTCCTTGGCAGCTTCATTGAGAATGGTTTCATTTTTACCGTGGCCTAAATAGTCCCAGCCCAGAGAATTTAGATCAAAACGATAACGATTTTCATTAACGAGTGACGCTGCGATCATAGTATCGACGATTAAGCCATTGATTTTTATACCTAATTTTTTAATCCAACAGACATCGTATATGGCATTATGGAATATTTTTGTGGCTTGACTTGCCATAGTGTCTTTAAACCATTCCAAAACTTTTTTACGGTCCATGTTGGGACCATTGCCGTGAGCAATGGGAAAATACCAGGATAAATTCTGTACTGCGACGGAGATGCCTACTACTTCACCATTACCAATAATCGAACCGGATCCTTTATTTTTTAAATCAGGATCTCGTGTTTCCAAATCCACGGCTATTTCATCATAGCTTCTTAGGTCTGGAAATTCAGTCGGTGCATTCCATTCTTTCTGGGCTTCGAATTTAGGAATGATCATTAGTTATGTGGACACCTTTCTTTTTTAGTTTTCCATTTTTTATAGCCCTCGATCCAACTTTCTGCGTACTCTTGTAATTTTTCTACGTCTTCTGTCGCATCGTAAGGTTCTGTGTAATCCCTTTCTTCGATCATTTCGATATAATGTTTAGCTTTCTCTAAATCTTTCTTTCCTCCCTTATATTTATGTCGACAAATATATTTGATGGCGTTGCCTTCTGCAAAGAGCAAATTGTTCTTATTAGCAAATTCAGAAGGTTGAATCTTCATTTTAAGATAATGTGATCCACCAATCTGTTTTTTATACGCACTCACAGTCGATATCCTTTTCTTTCTACCGTTGCTTTCAATAAATATAAATTTTGTTTGGCACGAGTAACCGCTACATACCATACTCGATGTTCCTCGTCTTGCTTTTCAGGATTATTTTCTATCGATTTTCTTATTTTATTTGTATTATCTAAAATGACAATTACATTAATTTCTTCATCTCCTTTTATGGTATGCACGGTGGATAGTTTAATTCTTGCATCTTGACTTAATTTTTCTCCATTGCCTAGCATTGCTCTAATATATAATTTTTCATTGAGACTGGCTTTGGTAAAGGCATCAAACCAAACTAAATTAGAATTAAAACCAACTTCTTTTATATTAATAAGTTCTTGATTCTCGAATTGTTTTTCATTAAAATTTTTGTCCAAATATTCGAATACATCTTTGGTTTCGGGTAGGGTTAATCCTTCGTTTTTTGTCCAACGAGTCCAGTTCACAATATTTCGGTAAAGTTTTTGATTATAACTTTTGCCAAACTTGGTTTCGAAGTATAAATTTTTTTTCTTTAATCTGTCAGCCATTTCTTCTAATTTGTTTTTTGATCGTCCTAAAATAAGCCATTTATCTTCTGACAAATCTAAATTATCTATGGAATTAATTTTTTCGGCTCGTCCTTTGACAATATGTCCTTGATCGTCTCGTCTCGGAGACCATTGTTTTTTAATTCTTCTTTCTTCAGGAATTCTGGAAATAATAGTATTGGCATATTCTTGAACAAGTTCCGGAACTCTTCTGGATTGTGGGAGAATTTCTTCTTCTGCCGGTTCATTAATAAATCGTTTAACATCTGCTCCAGCCCATTCAAAAATAGCCTGGTCGTCATCACCTGCTAAAAAAATGTCTGTGGATTTTGTTTTAAGAATATTAAACATTTTCCACTGAATAGGAGATAAGTCTTGAGCTTCGTCGATAAAAACAACATCAAAGGTAGGGGATTTATTAGACTCTTTAATGAATCGATTTATCATATCATTATAATCGATTAAATTATTTTTTTGTTGGTAGTTCTTTAAATTAATTTTAATATGATTCAATGTGATGTAATCAAGTTTTCGTGAATAATTATTCGTATTAAACTCAGATTCTATGCCTATGTCTTTAACTCTAGCTTTATTGATTAATGAAAAATATTCAGAATCACAGTTTAAATAACCATTGTTTTCTTCTTCATTGTACTTTGTATATTTTACGCGCACGCCTGTTAGTCTACCTATTTCTTCATAATGTTCGGGTTGCATTACACGGTCTTCGCTCAAGCCTAATGTATGAAAAGAAAAAGAATGCAGGGTTTGAAAAAATTTTAGGTCTGATTTTGTAAGGTCAGATGAAACATCTTTAAAATTATCATCTTCAAGAAAGGTATCTCTTGCATTGTAGGCCGCTTTTCTTGTGAAAGCAAAATAACCAATGCGATGGAGTGGAGTTCCTTTTTTTATATAATCTTTTACATAATTTAATAAAGTAAAAGTTTTCCCTGTTCCAGGGGGACCCAATATTTTTTTAATCATACAAGGTTGTCCGTTCCTTCTATACTTATAATTTCATCTTTGATTTCTTCTTCTTTAAATTTATCTATTCTTACTTTAATTATTTGAAGAGGATTGTTAGATTTTTTGTCCTCTTTTTTCTTAGGGAATCGTTTTGGACCAAACTCACCTAGTATTTTCTTATTTGTTTTAATCATATGTGCAGTTTGTGGGGCCTTTATCTTCCATTCTTTATTTTTTAAAGTGTCGAAAAAAGGCTCAAATTTAAAATAAGCATATTCATCTTCCCATAAAGTTGATCCGCTTTTAAAAGCAACATTTGTTTCTGCTTTTGGTCCATTGATATATTCTTTCATGTAATTAAATAATTGTCCTTCTGGACTTGTTTCTTCAGGTGGTTCAATATCGTCTAATTGAGAATTAAATAAATTATCTATTATTTCTTGATAAATATCTACTTTCTGCATTGGAGGAACAAAATTTGCAGCAACACCAATGATGTTTCTTATTTTTCTTTGATCCGTTATATATTCTATGGATTTAGCGTACACCTGTTTAACTTTTTCACCATCAGGACACACAACATTAAAAGTATATTCTGGATCAGGTCTATAATTTATTTTTTGTAGACTCGATAAAGCAGGAAAAGCTTTTCTACGATCGGAAGCAATACCAAATTTTCTTTTTATACATTCAGATTTCATGCAAAAATTAACGATCGGTTCTTCATTACATAGATGTCCTTTTGTTTCTTTTTTCCATCCCTTAATTTTAAAGTCTACATAATTATCGTCCCATTTTTGATCATAAATAAAATATTCTCTTGCCGCTTGTTTGACTTTATCTTCCCAATTATCGTAGTATTTCTTTTTCGCAAAGACCATATAATTGTATAAAAACCTGTCTCTGTCATCGTTCAATTTTCCTCCATTTTGACATGCTCGTGTTATGGCTTGCAGACAGGGAGGACCTTCATTAAATTCCTCTGCTCCTCCTTGTAATACAGCTTTTATATGAGCCAATGAGAAATTTTCCAGTTCCTCTTTTGTTTTTAAATTTGCATCGACAACGTCTATGAATTGTTCAAAGGTAAATTCTGTTCCATCAAGATTCAAGGCACGTCGTTCTGTTTTTTTATAATAAGGTAGATTGATAAAATTACCATTAGATGGTTTTCCTTCTTTGTCTTCGCCTAATTCTGTTTGTTTTGGAAAAATTTCTGTTTTAGCCTTGAGACCAAAAGTGAATAATAAAGTGCTTAAAAAATTTCTTATGACGGTTGCTTTGACCGGTTCTTTTAAAAAGACACAAATATGTAATCCTCCGCTTTTAGATCTACATGGAATGACAGGAATGCTATGTTCTTTTATTGTATCTAAATATTTTTTAGGACTAAAATCCTTGTAGTAATCAACATCAATAGCTCCGAATTTTGCCATGCCCTCATCGTCACAAGGTTGAATTCCTATAGATTTTTTACCGGATAAATGTTCTAAATAATTTTTTTCTTCAATAGGTTTTGAAGACCAGCCATAGTCTCCTGGTTTTAATTTTAATTTTCCAGTTTCAGGATCAATATATCCTTTCTCAATATTCGCGAATCCAAAGTTTCTTTTTAATCCTGTAAAAATCTCTATAAATTTCTTTTCCATCATCAATTCCATTTTATACGCCGGGCGGTTAACTCTCGCGCCCCGCCCAGCTTTCGTATACGCACGTAACGAAACTTAGAAATGAGTCTTCGTTTGCTTTTGGGCAGTATCCCCGTGCTTAACTTTAACGTCTCCTTTAGAAACGTTTTCAGCAAAGGTTTTAGCTTGTTGGTACAAAGTAGTATCCTGTACAGGACCTATTTTGCTTACTTCCCAACCAAA